ACTATATTCTAGGTTGTATTTTGAGATATAAAAAAGGTCAATAAGATTTACCTATATTTTTAGTTGAGAATGATTCTAATTAGCAAGGGTATGCGATGTGCCATAGGGGGTGCCTGGGGTATGTATATAGTGCTTACACAAAATGAGAGACTTTTGAATGTAAACTAGATAAGGTCGCCCTGCTTGAGCGATTAGCTAGGGTCTTGCTATATAGCTGGACTGACCCAGAGAGACTCATATGCTTCACCCCCTGGAGAGTAGCTATATATATTATACTATGCCTTCTGCATTTGTCAACTCTAATTAAAAATAAATAATTTCTGTTGTCAACTAGCTGTAAACTTGTTATAATGTTTATTATGAATAACAACTTTCTACCTACGAATCAAAGTAGCAAAAGAAAATTAACAGAACAACAAGAAACATTTCTCTCAGCATTAGCAACTACAGCTAAAGGAGATATTAACTTAGCTTTACAAGAAGCAGGTTATCAATTGACATCTAAATCAAAAGTAATAGATTCCTTAAAGGATGAGATTGTAGATGTCGCCACAAAGATTCTAGCTAAGTCTGCACCACGAGCCAGTCAGAAGCTTGTAGAGATATTGGAGAGTGACGACCCAATACCACAAGTCAATGCTAAACTCCAAGCAGCCCAAACCTTATTAGACAGAGTGGGTGTTGCTAAAAGAGATAAGGTGGATGTTAATCATACAGTATCGTCAGGTATATTTATTATACCACAAAAAGAAGAATTAATAGATGTAACAGCAGAAGAGGTAGTTGATGAAAAGGAATAGTTCTACAATACCTTTTGGTTATAAGTTAGCAAGTGATGATAAGACTTTAGTTCCAGTAGCTAAAGAAATACAATCATTAAATGAAATGAAAGAGGGTGTTAAAGCAGGTGCTTTTAGTTTAAGAGGAGCAGTTGATATATTAGAACATCAAACAGGTCGTAAGTTATCTGCTATGGGTTTAAAGAAAATCATAGATAAAGATACTCCAGAGTTAATTAAAGAACAACCAAAAGGTTTATTAGCTAGAGATGACAAAGAGACAATATAATTATAGCTATGAACAGAAAGCTAAAATAGCTTCTAGAAAATTAGTTAAAGAAAAAGAAAAAGAAATCGCAAAATTAAAAAAGAACTTGGAGAATAAAACGAGAAGACTCCGAGATAAAAAAGAAGCATTAAAGGTGGTACAGAATGGAGAAGAAAAAAAAGAAACGAAGAAAGGTATGGTCATCGAAGAAGATAAACTTAGTAACCTTCCTAAGTCTGTTAAAAACCTCATTAAAGAAGAAAAAGAACGAATAGCTTTTAAACCAAACGATGGTCCACAGACACAATTTTTAGCAGCACCAGAACAAGATGTATTGTATGGTGGTGCAGCAGGTGGAGGTAAGTCATATGCAATGTTAGTTGACCCTCTACGATTTATGCACATCAAAGAACATAGAGCATTACTATTAAGAAAGTCAATGCCTGAACTCAGAGAATTAATCGATAAGTCTAGAGAGTTGTACCCTAAAGCATTCCAAGGTGCAAAGTTTAGAGAGGTTGAAAAGATTTGGAAATTTCCTTCAGGAGCTTCATTGGAGTTTGGTTATCTTGATAGGGATGCTGATGTATATAGATACCAAGGTCAATCGTACACCTGGATAGGGATTGACGAGCTAACACAGTATCCTACAGAATTTCCTCTTCAATATTTGCAATCACGATTGAGAACAACTAATAATGAAATACAATGCTACATTCGGTGTACTGCAAACCCAGGAGGAGTGGGAGGAAACTGGGTTAAAAAAAGGTATCTAGACCCAGCACCTCCTAATGAATCTTTTGTTGGTATAGATAAAATAACTAGAAAGTTTATACCTGCAAGTCTACAAGATAACCCTTATTTAAATGATGATGGTAAATATGAACAGATGCTTCAATCATTACCACCAACACAAAGAAGACAATTACTAGAAGGGAATTGGGATGTTTCCGAAGGAGCTGCTTTTACAGAGTTTGAATATGATAAACATACAATAGCTCCATATGCATTACCTAAACATTGGACTAGAGTAAAAGGTATTGACTATGGTTATGCAGCAGAGTCAGCAGTTGTTTGGGGTTGTATAGACCCAACTGATGAAACATTAATTATTTATAGAGAGCTATATCAAAAAGGATTAACAGGAGAAGAGTTAGCTAAAAGAATTTTTGAATTTGAAAGAGAAGATAAACTATCTGTTGCTGGTGTTTTAGATACAGCAGCATGGGCAAGGACTGGTACAACTGGTCCAACTGTCGGAGAAGTATTAACAAGGGCAGGACATAAGCTTAGAAGAGCAGATAAGAATAGAATTCAGGGTAAGATACAAATACACGAAAGATTAAAATTAAACGACAAAGGTCGACCAAAGCTTCAGATATTTCGTACTTGCCCAAACATTATTAGAGAATTACAATCAATACCGATTGATAAAACTAAACCAGAAGATGTTGATACTAAAGCATCAGACCATGCTTATGATGCACTTAGATATTTAATTATGTCTAGACCAAGAAGTATTACAGCTTATGAAAATATGCAACAACATAAAAGATGGATACCATCTGACCCAACCTTTGGATACTAAATAATATGATAGATAAAGAACTAAAAGAAACAATAATTAAAAGTTTACTAAGACACGCAGAAGGACACATAGAAAAACATTGTGCTAATATAGAAGTATATTTAACTAATCCTGTAGGTATAGGAGAGCATTCAGATATACTAGAAGCTATTCAAAAAGAATTAGCTATCATTGCTCAATATGAAGATGAAATAAATATATTAAGAAAGTATTTTAATTAATGCCTTTGTATACTTTTAAAAATTTACAAACAAATGAAGAGTATGATGAAGTAATGTCATATGAAGATTTACAAGAATACTTAAAACAAGAACATATACAACAAGTATTTAAAATGAATATCTTTAGATACTCTGATAACAATGGTCTCAAAGACCAACAACACTCTTGGTTAAAAGACCCTAAGATAGAAGGTAATGGAAAATTTGAACCTTATGGTAAAGTGAAGACTGCTCAAGATAATCACAATCATAAAGTTTTAAAAAATAAAAAACACTTTGGGGAAAAGATATGACAAAAAAGAAAATACGAATAAATACTAGAGCTACTAGAGAAATAGATAGATACCCAATGGTTGCTGTATACTGGCTCGATATTTGTTCGGACAGTTCGTGGCAAAGCATGGAAGGTTGTAAGAAAGCAAAGCTACCTACTTGTGTAACACATGGTCATTTACTTACACAAACTAAAGGAGTTACAAGGATATTTGGAGATTATTCTCTATCAGATACTGAAGATGGCAAGATTGATGAGATAGGTAATACCACGATTATACCTAATAGTGTTATCGTGGATATTAAGAAAATAGTTGACAAGTCGAAGAAATAACTGTATTATTATAGTTATCTACAAATAGTATAACAAAATAGGAATTGTATGGCAGTTGATGAGACTATGAATCCAGGGATGGATGAAGAGGAAAAGTTAGAAGACTTAGCACCATTAGTGCTTGATATAACTTCTAAATTTTCTCTATGTACAGATAAAAGAACTGACGATGAAGATAGATGGTTACAAGCTTATCATAATTATCGTGGTAGATATTATAAAGATATTCATTTTACTGAACATGAAAAGTCAAGAGTATTTGTTAAAGTTACTAAAACAAAAGTTCTAGCAGCTTATGGACAAATTATAGATGTACTATTTGGTACAGGAAAATTTCCACTAACTATTGAAGAGACTGTTGTACCTGAAGGTATAGATAAATATGCACACATGAATCCTATGAAGGAAGAAATGGGTGTTGACCAAATCGAACCACAGATAGAAGGTAATTTAGATTACACTCCAACCCAAGACCCTATGGATAATAATATGGGATTAGGTTATCCAGGTGATGGAAATGATTTACCACCAGGAGCAACTTTTGATAATTTAGGTAATGTTAATTTAGGTGGATTACAAGAAGAATTTGAAGAAGCAGATTTATCTGAAGGACCATCTCAAATTCCTGAGATGCCACAAATTAAACCTGCACAAATTGCAGCAAGAAGATTACATAAATTAATTGAAGACCAACTAGATGAAACAGATGCTAATGTTGCATTAAGAAGTGCAATCTTTGAAGCTTGTTTATTAGGTACAGGAATTATAAAAGGACCTTTTACTTATAATAAAACTTTACATAAATATTTTGATACTGGTAATGGTAGACAATATGAAGCTCAATCAGTTAAAGTTCCTAAAGTAGAATTTGTTAGCATATGGGATTTTTACCCAGACCCTAATGCTAGAACTATGGAAGAAGCAGAATATGTTATTCAAAGACATAGATTAAATAGACATCAGTTTAAAGATTTATTAAACAGACCTTTCTTTAATAAAGAAAATATTTATAAATGTTTAGAGATGGGTCCAAAGTATGAAAAAAGAAGTTGGGAATCATCTATTGATACAGAAAATAATTCATTCGGTGAATTAGAAAAACATAGATATGAAGTATTAGAATACTGGGGAACTATAGATGCAATGTCTGCTAGAGAACATGGATTAAACATTGATGAAGCTATAGAAGATTTTGAAGAAGTTCAAGTTAATATTTGGATTAGTAATGGAAAAATAATTAGAATAGTAGAAAATCCTTTTACTCCATTTAGAATACCTTATCAATCTTTTGCTTATGAAGTAAATCCTTATCAGTTTTTTGGTATAGGTGTTCCAGAAAATATGGATGATGCACAATCTATTATGAATGGTCATGCAAGAATGGCAATTGATAATTTAGCATTAGCAGGTAATTTAGTTTTTGATATTGATGAATCAGCTTTAGTTAATAATCAAAACATGGAAGTCTATCCAGGAAAAATTTTTAAAAGACAAGCTGGTGTACCAGGTCAAGCAATCTATGGAATTAAGTTTCCTAATACTGCAAATGAAAATATGCAGATGTTTGATAAGTTTAGACAACTTGCAGATGAATCAACAGGTATACCTTCTTACTCTCATGGTCAAACTGGAGTACAAAGTATGACTAGAACAGCATCAGGTATGTCAATGCTTATGGGTGCTGCATCTTTAAATATTAAAACAGTCATTAAAAATATTGATGACAGCTTAATTAAACCTTTAGGAGAAGCTATGTTCCAATGGAATATGCAATTCTATGAAGGTGATTTACCAATATTAGGTGATTTTGAAATTAAAGCAACAGGTAGTTCTTCTTTAATGAGAAAAGAAGTTAGGTCTCAAAGATTAACTATGTTCTTACAAACAATTCAAAATCCATCTATTGCTCCATTCGTTAGAATATCAGAAGTAATAAAAGAGTTAGCATACTCTTTAGATTTAGACCCTGATGAAATAATTAATTCAAAAGATGAAGCAGAAATTTATGCTAAAATTATAGGATACCAAAATGCTCAACAAGGAACTAGCCAAGAAGCTCCTATCCCTGGTCAACAGCCAGGAATGGAAACACCTGGAGGAGTACCTGGACAAGGTACAGAACCAAACAACTCAGGAAATGGCGAGGGGATTGACCCAACAAACAATCCAGCAATGCCAGGGGAGATGGCTTTTTCTGGACAGGTTGAAGAACCTTCCGAACCAAGTTAAGGAAATACTAAATAATAGTGTTGACTAAACACTTTTCTATTGTTATAATAAACAAACAAGGATAAAAAATATGTACTCTAAGAAGAAAAAACCTATTAGTATGGCTACAGGTGGACTTATGTCTATGCCACCATTTATTGCTAAACAAGAAGCTGATAAAGAAAAAGAAACAGGTATTTCTCCATATGATGTAAATACTCCTGAATCAGCAAGACAAGGTTTACCTTCTAGATTATTATCTAAATCAAGAACAAGATTTAATAGAGGTGATGTTGCTTTAATGAAAAGAATAGACCCTAATGATTTTCCTACTGATGAAGATAGAGACCCTGATGATGGTTATCCTTTACCAGGAAATCAATTAGCAAAAGATTCAACAAAAGACCAATTAATTGATAAACAAATTAAAAAATTAGAATTACAAAAAGAAGTTCTTGAACCAAGTGAACATCAAAAGATAGATAATCAAATTCAAAAATTAGAATCTATGAAAAGTAAAGTTAGAGCAGCAACTGGTGGATATATGGATGAAAATCAAATAGCAGAAGAAACACCACTAGCTTTAAATATTGGTGGTGCAGTTGGAAGAAGAGAAGAAAGAAAAGATTATCAAGCATATGCTGAAGGTGATATGGTAGAAGATGAATCTTTATTATCACCAATGGGTATGGAAGAACAAGATGCAATAGCAGAAACTGATATGGAAATGACTGCTGAAGATGAGATGGAAGATGATATGGATTATGATTCAGTATTAGATACATCAGCATTAACAGAAGAAGAAGAAAATGCATTAGATGAAGCAGTAGAAATGCATCCAGAATTAGAAGCAATTATTCCAAAGATAGTTGCAACAGAATTTACAGAAGATGAATTAGTAGAAGGACCAGGAGATGGAACTTCAGATTCAATTCCAGCACTTTTATCAGATGGAGAATTTGTATTTACAGCCAAAGCAGTTAAGAATATTGGTGTAGACAAATTAAGAAAGATGATGAAACAAGCAGAAGCAGATTATGATGCTGGACAAATAAGCCAAGAAGAAGATGCTGCAGCAGTTGCAGAAACAGATTCTTTAATGGCATAACAGAATTTTTAGAGTGGTACTCTAAGAATAAACAAGCTACCTTTTAGAAATAAAAGCCCTTGTAGTTTTGTTTTCAATCAATAACCAAATTTTAGCTACCTTCACAGTTAAAGAAGCCCTAAAGGAGGACATATGAAAGAAGACGAAGGACAAACTAAGGAAGTCAAAGCGAATCCTTATAACAAAGAAAAATACTGGCACAAGGAAGAACTTATGCCAAAAACTTTTCGGAGTGCAGACGAAGGACCAGCAGATGCCAACACCGATATTAGTACAGGTTTTAACTATGCTACTAACAGTAATGTTAACCCAGATGTTAATACTGAATTAAATTCGGCTACTTCGGATAAGTCTTTACAGGAATCAGCACTTAATACTGCTGATACTAAACCTTATTCAAAAGTTGACTACAAAAAAAGATATGACGACCTAAAACGATATTATGATAGGAAGTTAGGAGAGTGGAACTCTAAAGAAGGAGACCTTAAAGCACAGCTTCAAGCAAACCGACCTAAGTATACACCACCTAAATCTGAAGAAGAATTAAAAGTCTTTAAAGAAGAATATCCTGACATATATGGAGTTGTGGAAACTGTATCTCACTTGCAATCTCGTAATGAGATGACAAGTTTACAAGAAGAAGTTGAAGCTCTTAAAAAAAAGAATGATACTTTGGCAGCTCGTGAAGCTCAATTAGAGTTATCGAAACTTCATCCAGACTTTAATGAGATTAAAGAATCGGATGATTTTCATGCTTGGGCAGAAGAACAGCCAATGGAAATTAAATCTTGGATTTATGAGAACAACAATAATGGTAAACTTGCAGCAAGAGCAGTCGACCTGTATAAGAAAGACCGAGGACTTGGATTAGATAAAAAAACTACTACTGAAAGAAAGCAACCAAATGCAGGTGCTGATTTGTTAGTTAAAACTAAAGAACAAATTGGACAACCAACAGGAGGACAGCAGACTTTCAATGTATCAGATATTAAGAATATGTCTGATGCTGAGTTTGAACAATATGAAAAAGATATTGTGACAGCTCAACGAGAAGGTAGACTGTTTAATAAATAGTTTATTTTCTTTTTTATCAACAAGTAAACAAATAAAAGGAAAACTATTATGGCACACTTTTACGCAGCTGGTGCTAACTTTAATCCAGCTACAGCAGGTCAGGCAAACCAGTTTTGGGTTCCTGAAATCTATAGTAAAAAGGTTCAGATAGCATTCAGAAAAGCTTCTACAGTTGAAGCAATCTGTAATACTGATTACATGGGTGAAATTAAATCATTCGGTGATACAGTTAACATTGTTAAAGAACCTCAAATATCAACAGTAGCATATGACAGAGCAAAAGACATTTCTGCTAATGCTACCCTATTAACAGACGAAGAGTTAGTTCTAGTTATAGATAAAGCAAATGCATTTCAATTTGCAATCGATTCATTAGAAAAAAGATTCGGTCACATTAACTTTCAATCAATAGCTTCAGACAATGCAGCTTACAAATTGAAAGATGTAATGGATACTGAAGTTCTTTCTCATATGGATACAGAAGCTAGAACAGCAGGTACAGGGTTACTAACTACAGCAGCAAATGCTGGTAAGTTTGGTAGTCTTGCTGCTCCTATTGATATAGGTCATGCAGCAGGTGAAGTTGACCCTTTAACTATTATGAATGACGCAGCTCAAGTTATGGATGAAGCAAATAATGCTGAAGATAACAGATGGTGGGTTGCAGCTCCTTCATTCTACAACCAATTAGCAGATACTTCTTCTAAACTTTTATCAATTGATTTCAATGCAGGTAAAGGTTCTTTAAGAAATGGTCTAGTTGCTTCTGGTTTAGTTAGAGGTTTCCAAATGTACAAATCTAACAATCTTCAAAAACACAATGGTGGTGGATACCCAGCAGGGAATCACCCAGTATGTATGTTCGGACACATGAGTGGAATGGCTGCTGCTTCAGCAATGAACACAGTTGAAACATTCAGAAGTCCAACTACTTTTGCAGATGTAGTTAGAGGTCTTCATGTATATGGAAGAAAATTATTAAGAGGTGACGCAGTTGGCTCTTGTATGGTTTTCGTAGACTAATAATAACTTTGGTAGGGGATAGCAATATCCCCTATCATTTAATCATAAGGAAATATTATGGAAAAATTAAAAGCAATATCTTTAGAAGCAAAACATTTTTATACAGAACATAAAAAAGTTGTTATTGCTGTTGGAGTTATTTTAGTTATAGCAATAATATTATAAGGAGAAAAATATGCCAATGAAAAAAGCAATGCCTGGTGGAAAAATAGCAAACAAAGGCAAATATAAATATGGTGGTAAAGTTCAAAGAACTAAAAGAGGTCATGGTGGAACTATGATTATCACTATTAGTAAAGATAAAAAAAATAAAAAGAAGTAAGAATTATGGGATTAATGTCATCTCCTGCATGGACTAGGAAAGAAGGCAAGAATCCTAAAGGTGGTCTAAATGCAAAAGGTAGAGCATCTTATAATAAGGGTCGAACAAAAACTGGTAAAAAAAGAAATCTTAAAGCTCCTAGTAAAGTTGTAGGAAACAAAAGAAGAAAAAGTTTTTGTGCAAGAATGAAAGGAATGAAAAAGAAATTGACTTCTAAGAAAACTGCTAGAGACCCTAACTCAAGAATTAATAAAGCACTAAGAGCATGGAACTGTTAAATGGCAAAAGATTATAAAACATTAGTAAATGAATTATTAGTAGAACTAAATGAACCAGAAGTTTCATCAATTGCAAATGCAGTAGGTATACAAAAACAAGTAGCTAATGTAGTTAACAGAGCTTATTTTGATATTGTAGATTCTGTTGATGATTGGTCTTGGCTTAGTTCTGATGTACCTGATGACCCATACTATGGTAATACTATTGTACAAACAGTAGTTGGTCAAAGATTTTATTTATTAAAAGCTGGTTCTACAAATGTAGATTCAGATTTTGATTCAGTAAATTGGGATATGTTTACTTTAGTAGATACTAACTCACCTTATACAATTAATAAATTACCTTTTACAACTTTAACTACTTGGAGAAGTAACTATGCAGAATCTGAAGAAACTGCAGCTAGAACTAATCAATATGCAACTCCATTAAGAGTTATAAGAAGTTCAGATGGAAGAAGATTTGGATTATCTCCAATACCAGATAAAGTTTATAATATTCATTTTTTTGCATATAATAGACCTTCTGCTTTATCAGCAGATACAGATAAAGTTTTATTTCCAGAACAATACAAACCAGTTTTACTAGCAAGAGCTAGATATTATTTATATCAATTTAAAGATAACATTGCACAATCACAATTAGCTTTAGATGAATATAAAAAAGGATTACAAAATATGGCTGATAATTTAAATTCACCACAGCCACAATATATGTCAGATGTAAGATTTAGTTACTTACTACCATAGGATAATAAATTATGCCAACACAAGGAGCTTCGATTACAGTTGCAGGAGGATTAGATTTAGTTTCAAGTTCTCATGCACTATTTAGAACTCCAGGTGCAGCTACTATATTAGAAAATTTTGAATCATCTACAACAGGTGGTTATAGAAGAATTAATGGTTATACTAAATGGGGAGGTGCAAATTCAGCATCACCTACTGGAACTCCTGCAGATACTATTACAGGAATAGTAGCTTATGCAGGTGGAGTAGTAGCTTGTCAAGCTTCTAATATCTATTGGTCAAATGATGGTATTACTTGGATACAAGTTAATAAAAATACTTATGTAAATAAAACAGGAACAGTTTCTGTAACAGCAGGTAGTGCTACAGTAACTGGAAGTGGTACATCTTTTTTAACAGAGTTTGCTGCTAATGATAGAATACAAATTAATAATATTAATTATAGAGTACTATCTGTAACAAGTGATACAGTATTAACTTTAGATTATAATGTTGCATCAACTGCAAGTGGACAAGCTGTTAAAAAAAGTGGTATGTCTTCTACAAGTTTAGCTGGTGCATCTACTATAACTAGAACAAATCAAACTAATAATCAATTTGATTTTTTTGAATCCGAAGGTAACTATGGTACTTTATATATTACTGATGGTACTAATAAAGTAGCAGAGTTTCAAATCACAACTTCAGGTGGAACTAATACTTATTATTTTGAAGAGGTAACAAGAGCAGCTCCTACAAATCCTAAAGTATGTGCTATATTTTCAGAAAGATTAGTAGTAGCAGGACAAACAGCTTCAACAAGTACAGTAGCTTATAGTACTAGATTAGAACCTTATAATTTTGAAGGAGCTTCTGCAGGTGAAATTGATGTTGGAGATACTATTGTAGGTATAAAAGTTTTTAGAAATAGCTTAATTATATTCTGTAAAAATAGTATTTTTGAGTTGACAAGTCTTGATTCTACCCCTATACTTAAGTCTATAACCAAAAATATAGGTTGTGTAAATGGTAATTCAATTCAGGAGATAGGTGGAGATTTAATCTTCTTAGCACCTGATGGATTAAGAACAGTTGCTGGTACAGCTAGAATTGATGATGTTGAAATTGGTTCTATTAGTAGAAAAATATTACCTTTAATAAATAATCTACTTTCTAATATTCAACAATATACTCTTTCTAGTATGGTAATTAGAGAAAGAAGTCAGTATAGATTATTTTATCATAAGTCAGGACAAGGACAATCAGCACAATTAGGAATTATAGGAACTTTTAAATTTGATTCAAATGGAGTTCCTGCTTTTGAATGGAGTGAATCAAAAGGTATGGATGTAAAATTCTGTACTTCAGAATTAAATCCTCAAAACGAAGAAGTAAAATTTAGTGCAAATGAAACTGGTTATATCTATGAACTAGATAAAGGTAATGACTTTGAAGGTAATAACATAGATGCTAAGTTTCAAACACCAGATATGGATTATGGTGATAATGGTTTAAGAAAAAGTTTGTATGCAGTTAAAGCAAACATTAAACCAGAAGGAACTCAACCTGATTTAAAAATGAGAATTAGGTATGATTTTGAAGCTACTGATGTTCCACAACCTGGAGCAGTTAATGTAGGTAATCTAGCTGCTACTTCTTTATTTGGAGGAGGTACATATGGAAGCTCTACATTTGGTGCAGTTACTTTACCGAGTAAGAGAATGATAGTAACAGGTAGTGGTTTTTCAAATAACTTTAGATTTTTTAGTAATGATAAAAATGCTGCATATGCAGTTAATGGTTTATTCATTTCATTTATAGCAGGAGGAAGAAGATAATATGGCAGGATATGTACGACAGAGTTCGGCACAAATACAAGACACACTTACAATTAATGCAGTAGATTTTAATAATGAGTTTGATGCTTTAGTATCTGCATTTAATAATGGTGCAGGAAATGTTGCAGGACACAAACATGATGGTACTGCAGCTAATGGTCCAGTAATTGCATTGATTGGTGATTCAGGTGTAGCAACTCCTTTAAACAAAATTCTTATAGATAGTACTAATCATCATTTAGAATTTAATGTTAATGTTGGTGGTAGTTCAGTAGAACAACTTAAAATACAAGATGGTAAAATTGTACCTACTACTACTAATGATATTGATTTAGGTACTTCAACTTTACAATTTAAAGATGCATACTTTGATGGTAATGTAACTTTAGATGGTTTAGTTATTGGAAGTGCTACAGCAATAACAGATGTCGATACAGATTTAACATCTGTTTCAGGAAGTGATGATACAGTAGCTTCAGCTAAAGCAATTAAAACTTATGTTGATGCACAAGTAGGTGGTTCAGATTTAGATTTTTCTGGTGATAGTGGTGGTAGTCAATCAATTGATTTAGATTCACAATCATTAACTTTAACTGGTGGAACTGGTATTGATACTACAGGTTCTGCACAGACAATGACTTTTGCAATTGATACAGGAGTTGTTGTTGATAAAACTACAGCACAAACTTTAACAAATAAAACTTTAACTACTCCAACTATTGCTTCAATTACAAATGGTGGAACAGTTACAATTCCTTCTGGAGCAGATACTTTAGTTGCAAGAAACTCTACAGATATTCTTACAAATAAAACTTTAACAAGTCCAACTTTAACAAGTCCAGTTATTAATACAGCAATTAGTGGTACAGCATTTAAAGATGAAGATAATATGTCATCTGATTCTGCTACATCAGTTGCTTCACAACAATCAATTAAAGCATATGTAGATACTCAAGTAGCAACTATACCAACTGGAGATATTACTTCAGTAGTAGCTGGTACTGGTATGACAGGTGGTGGAACATCAGGTGATGTTACATTAAATGTTATTGGTGGTACAGGTATTACAGCTAATGCAAATGATATAGCTATTGATAATTCAGTTGTTACATTAACTGGCTCACAAGCTTTAAGTAATAAAACTGGTAACATATCACAATGGACAAATGATGCTGGTTATATAACAAGTGAAACTGATTCACAAACATTAAGTTTTTCAACACCAACTTTAACAATTAGTAATGGTAATAATGTAAATTTAAGCACATTAACAAATGGTTTAATTACTGCAAGTTCAACTGACACATTAACAAATAAAACTATTGATGCAGATGGTACTGGTAACTCAATTACTAATATTGAAGATGCTAATATTAAAGCATCAGCAGCTATTGATGCTACAAAAATAGCTGATGGGTCAGTAACAAGTACAGAATTTCAATATATTAATAGCTTATCATCTAATGCTCAAACGCAAATAAATAGTAAACAAGCTACTATTGATGCATCTAATAGATTAAATGCTAATTTAATTAATGATGGTACAGTAGATAATACAGAATTTGGATATTTGAATGGTGTAACTTCTGCTATTCAAACTCAAATAGATACAAAAGCAGGTGCAGGTTTTGCTGTAGCAATGGCAATCGCACTTTAATTTGTGTTGACAATAAGATAAAAAAAAGGTATAATAGGATAATTCTATGGCACAAGATTTTGAAAGAACACTAAAGGAAGACATATCAAATAACTCAGGGTCTCCTACAGTATTGAGAACAGCAGCTGATTCTGATGATGCAATCATTGGTATTAGATGTGCGAATATTGCAGGTACTTCAGTTAATATTTCTGTTTATGTAAAAAAT